ATACGTAGTGGTCCTGAGTCTAGAATTATATATGTAGCAACACCCTGGCATAAAGATGATTTAACTGCAAAGTTATTAAAGACACCTAAAGTTAAATCATATAGATATGCTATAGATGAAAAATTTACACCTGTATGGCCTGAAAGGTGGCCAAAAGAAGCTTTAATAGAGGAATTTAAGTTTAGGGGTGAAATGTATTTTAATCCAGCATTTCGTGGATTGATGATGTCTGAATTTGACAAAACATTTAATAAAGAACATATTCGTGCTTGTTGTTTTTCTAGAGATGAGATTCCTTATCATGATGATAAAGAAAAATATATAGGTGTCGATTTAGCTATAGGTCAAAAAAGTGGCGCTAAGTATACTGTATTATTCTGTTTAGCTTTTGATGAAGAAAAGAAAAGACGCTATCCTGTTGAAATAAGGAGGGGTAAATTTTCTTCACCAGATACAGCAAGAGAACTAATAGAGATGTATAATGATATACAGCCTATAGCTGCTGTTGTAGAAAATAATTTTTATCAACAAGCTATAATAGACTGGTTAGAAGATCTAGAAGGTATTGATATGAATATTGAGCCATTTACAACAGGTGCACAACAAAAAAGAAGTTTAGATTTTGGTGTACCTGCGATGGCTACGGACTTTCAGAATGGTAGATGGATGGTTCCTATGGAAGATGATGAATTTGATTGGGAATTAGAAAAAGGTTGTGGTTGTTCTATTTGTATTTGGATAGAAGAATTATTACAATATCCATATGGTACATATTCTGATACAGTTCTAGCATGTTATTTGGCAGTACAGGGAAGTAAAAAATATTCAAGTGAAGGTATCAATAGTAGAGGTGGTTTTGCTAGTTGGTCTATAGGTTAAAAAGGAATTATACATGGCAAGAAAAAATAAAAAAGAAAATAATAATGGTTTTCATGTTTTAGATTATGATGGTAAAGAAATTCCAATGGATTTTGGAGAAGCTCTTGAGGCTGTAAAAAATTATTCAGCAGAAGTAATAGGCGAGAAAACAATACGATTATCTGAAAAATTAATAGATGGTAATGGGTTTGCAGTTCAACGTGGATGGAGAGATGATCATTCAACTAGTTCAGAATCTTGGACATATTCCCCTAGTGATATAAAAAGGGATTCTTTGTTATCTTTTGATACTTTAAGAGAAATATATCGTAGATCTTCTCATGTAAGACCAGCTATTGATAGTATAGTTAAAGAAATAGCACATTTACCTATAAAAATAGATGGTCGTGGTAAAGCTAGAGTAGAAGATTTTATAAATAGACCTAATATATCAAAAGAAACTTGGCCAACTTTATTTCATTCATTTCTTATTGATCTATTAGTATTAGATCAAGCTATTATTGAAAAAGTAAGAAATATAAATGGTGATATAGTAGAGATTTATGTAAGAGATGCTTCACAATTTAGACCTATGCTAGATTCTTCGCGTTCTTATATATGTTATTTTAAGCAGGATTTAGTTGATAAAGCAGGTAGAGTGAAATCATCTATATCTCATGATGTAGATGATTTAATTTGGGTTAGACAGTTTCCTAGAAGCTATTCTAGTTATGGTACTCCAATAATAGAAACTATTATAGATGAAGTATCAGCTTTAATGTTCGCTTCTAAATCTATAGCTAAATATTTTGTTGATGATGAAATACCACCTGGTATTTTACATTTAGAAACAATAGGTAGAAAAGCCTATGAAAGAGCAAAAGCTCAATTTGAGGCTAATCGTGGTGAGTCTGGTAAAAAGAGAATTAATGTTATAGATAATGTTGGGAGTGCTGGTTGGGTATCATTCACTAGACCTTTTAGAGAGATGCAATTAGCAGAGCTTACATTGATAATAGAACAAACGGTAAATAAGAATTTTGGTGTTAGTTCAGCTGATTTAGGTGATGCTCAAGGTTTAACACGTGCCACAGTAGATAGGTTATATAAAACTGGAAGATCTAAATTATTTAGACCTCTTGTTAATTTAATTGCAAATAAATTAAATAAAGAATTAATTAGTGAAATATCACCTAATGCAAAATTAAGTTTTGTATTAGAACCTGTAGTTGATGCAAGTACAGCTCGTGAGATGTCTGATGCAGGTATTATAACTAAAAATGAAGCAAGAAAAGCATTAAATTTTGATCCAGTTCCTGGTGGTGATAGATTGGCTGTAAGGGTAGGAAATCAATATCTTGTATTAGATGATGAT